CTCGCGAAAACTTTTTGGCAAAAAAACAACCCGGAGGACTTCCAAAATGGGAAGACCGAGAAAGCCTAAAAATAAACTGGAGTTAGAGGGCACATATCGTGCTGACCGGCACGGTTCTAAAGAGCTGCCACAGGCACGTCCTGAATCCATGCTTGAACTGAACGAGCAAGAGCAATCGTATTACGAGCGATTTCTTGACCTGTTCGAGAAGCACGGCGTTTGCACCGAAATGGACGGTCTGGCGATTGCGTTTCTCTCCAAGTTCCTCTGTGAGTGGGAATACCACCACCGTGGCTCGCAGGGTGAAGGTGCGATAGCTGTCAGCGATAAAGGAGTGGAGTATCTGGGGCCGCGTTTTGGTGCGGCGTCAAATATGTGGAAGCGTGTGCGGGAACTGATGAAGTCGTTCGGCATGACACCAAGTGATAGAAGCGGGTTGACGCTTTCAGAGGACACTGAGGAAGACGCATTTGACGCACTACTTAAGCGGAGCATGAATTGACACCCGCACAAGCACAGCACGAGCAAGACCTTATGAAGCTGCTGAAGGGCGACCGTCCTTTGAGTCAGATGGAGACGCTGTGCATCGAGCGACTCATTAACGACCATAAGCGGGCCAAGTCTGCCGGTCTTGTGTGGCACGAAGATAAGGCAATGCATGCGGTCGAGTTCTTCGACTATCTTCAACATTACAAGGGCAAGTTCGCTGGACAGCCTCTCAGTCTCCAACCGTGGCAGCGTGATTGCATCGTTAAGCCTTTGTTTGGCTGGTATCGGGAGGATGGTTCAAGACGGTATCGGCAATCGTACATCGAAGTCCCGCGTAAGAACGGGAAGACGACAATGACGGCAGGCTTCGCGTTGAAGGGTCTGCTGATGGACGGCGAGCAGGGTGCAGAGGTTTACGCTGCGGCAACCAAGCGGGAACAAGCCAAGATTCTGTTTGACGACTGCGGCAGGGTTCTCAGTCCAGCGATCAAGAAGCGTGTCAGGGTTCTCAAGAACGCGATCACGTTCGAGAAAATGAACGCCAGCCTGAAAGCGGTATCGAGCGATTACAACACTCTGGACGGTCTAAACCCTCACATCTGCGTTGTGGACGAACTCCACGCACACAAGGAACGCGGGCTTTATGACGTGATGATGTCGGGTATGGGTGCAAGGTTCTCGCCTCTTATGGTGGCGATCACCACAGCAGGCGTTGACCGTGCGAGCATCTGCTGGGAACAACGGGAGATCCTACGCAACGCAATTGAAGGACACGTTGAACACGACGCATATCACGGTTACGTCGCGACAATCGACGAGGGCGATGACTGGGAAGATCCGCTCACATGGCACAAGGCTAATCCCAACCTCGGCATCTCGATCTACGAAGACTCCCTTGCCGATTTCTGCCGTTCCGCAAAAGTCTCGGGGAGTGCGGAGAACAACTTCCGGCGAAAGCATCTTGATCAATGGGTGGGACAGGCCGAACGCTGGATCGGTATGGACAAGTGGGATGCTTGTGAGGATTCTTTCAGTGAAGAGGACATGGAAGGACTCCCTTGCTGGGCAGCGGTAGACCTTGCCGAGACACGCGACCTGAATGCGATGGCGATTGTCTGGCGAAAAGGTGAGGAATACTTTGTGAAGTCGTGGTTTTGGGCTCCCTCGGAGGCGATGGACGAGCGTGCGGCATACGACAGACGGCAGGTTGTTGAGTGGATGCACAGGGGGCAAATCGCAGGGACTTACGGGCAGTCTGCCGACCACGAGGCCATCGCGGCACAGGTCAATGCACTATTCGAGCGGCACCAGCCTTCGGCACTGGTGTTCGACCCGCACATCAGCGGCGAGTTCCTGTACCACCTGCGAAACAATCACGGATTCCCAGAAGACAAGCTGTGCAAGTTTAACCAAACGATTATGAACTATTCCGCACCGTGCAAGAGTTTTGAGACGCTGATTTATCAGAACCGATTGCGTCACGACGGGAACCCGGTATTGCGTTGGAACATCAGCAATCTCGCAGCGTATCAGGACGCGAACGCGAATATCAGGCCGGACAAGAAGAATTCAGCAGACAAGATTGACGGGGCAGTTGCGACCATCATGGCTCTCGGTGAGGCCATACACGGAGAGACAGGCGTTGAATCATACGGAGGTGCGATGTGGCTTTAATGGAACGAATTGGTGCGGCGATTCAGGCATTCAAGACTGGTGCAACAGCGACACCTGGGGCGGCTCATCCGTTCTGGTATCACCTGATGGACCAAGCACGGCATACCAAGTCTGGTAATTATGTGACTCCTGATAATGCAATGGAGGTGAGCGCCGTCTATGCGTGCGTCACACTGCTTTCCGAGACGATTGCTAGTTTACCACTCAAGGTTTATGCGGAAACCGAAAACGGTAAGGAAGAAAAACGCGAAGGAAAATTGTACAACCTCTTGCAGAATCCGGTAGGATACCAGAATCAATTTGAGTGGGTGGAAAATCTCGTAGGGTTTTTGGCATTGCGTGGTAATTCGTATCACCGCATTGGTCCTCTGCGTTCTGAGCTTGATCCAATTCATCCCGACCGAATTCAGCCGGAACTTCTGGATAACAGGACGATACTGTACACGGTACGAAACGAGGACGGCACAGACCAAGAGTTTGACCAATCCGAGATCCTGCATATTAAGGGTCTTGCGTCCGACGGCGTGCGTGGCTGGGGAACTGTGACGCTCGCACGTGAGACCATCGGCGTTGCTAAGGCAGCAGAGGAGCATGGCGGCAAGTTCTTCGGCAACTCGTCAATCCCCGGCGGTATTATCTCGGTTGAAAACAAGCTGGACCCTGAGAGCAAGAAGCGGTTGCGACAGGACTTTGAAAAAATGCACTCAGGGGACAACCAATATCGAGTTGGCGTCTTCGATACAGTGATGAAGTGGCAGCAGGTCGGGTTGTCGAATGAGGATGCACAGTTTCTGGAGACCCGCAGCTTTCAGGTTGCCGACATTGCACGCTGGTTCCGCATTCCACCGCACATGATTGGTGACGTTGAGCGATCAACCTCGTGGGGGACTGGCATTGAGCAGCAGTCTATCGGATTTGTGCGTTACACCCTGAGACCGTGGCTAAAGCGTATCGAGACGGCAATTAACTCGTCTCTGGTGCTTCCTAACGATGGCAACGTGTATGTCAAGTTCGCAGTGGAGGGGTTACTGCGTGGCGACTCAGCGGCACGAGCTGCTTTTTACTCAACAATGAAGTCTGCCATGATTATGACGACCAACGAAATACGAGCGCTGGAAGACATGAATCCAATCGAGGGTGGCGACCAACTGGAAAACCCAGCAACGTCCACAAGCGGCACCTCGGGGCAAAACACGGAACCAGAACCAGAACCGCAGGAGGACAACAACGCACGAGCAACCAAGTTAATGCTGGATGCAGCGGCTGACAATCTGGTTTCCTGCGAGTCAAATGCACATGAAAGCAGGATGAAGCACGCCTCAGAAGACCCTGAGAAGTACCGAAAGTGGCATGAAGGGTGGATGAAGTCGCACCGAAGCAGGGTTGAGAAGGCGTTGAAACCGGCTTGGGAACTCAATTCTGTGGACGACAGCAGTCGTTCTGGTATGGTCGATAATTACATTTTGGCACGTTCGGGTGCAATTCTCTCACATTCCGTCGATGCGTGGAAAGTCTCCGCTGTATCGCGTCACCTTGAAAAGGATTTGAAACAATGGAAAAGCTGAACCAGATTATCTCGTCCGCAGACTGGGCAATGCAAAAAGACCGCTTCGAGGCGTTCGTTGAATCGCGTGCGTCGATCACAATCGAGGCGAAGCAAGGTAATATTTCGGAAATCCAGGGCCGAGTTGCCGTCCTGCCGTTCCGAGGAACGATGGTCAACCGCTTTGCCAACTTCCCACCGCTCGTAATTGATCAGACCGCGATGGCACAAGAGGTCAAGAAGTTGGGCATGGACAAGACGGTCGGTGCGATTGTTCTGGATGTTGATTCTGGAGGCGGTACTGTGGAGGGGACGCCAGAACTTACAGCCGAGATTGCGAACGCAACGATGAAAAAGCCGGTGATCGCCTCTGTGAATGGGTGGGCTGGTTCTGCGATGTTCTGGACGGTCTCAGCGGCAACCAAGATCGTTGCTTCACCATCTGCGATGATCGGAAGTGTGGGAGTCATCGCGACTCATTTGGACGATTCTAAGGCACTGGAGGATGCGGGTTACAAAGTTGAGTACATTACTAGCACTGACAGCCCGTACAAGGCCGAGGGGATGGGTGAACTGTCTGATGAGACACGTGAGTATCTTCAGTCTCGCGTTGACAAGATTCACGACCAGTTTGTGGCCGCACTTGCCAAGAATCGTGGTGTGAGCAAGTCCCATGTGAATTCCGAATTCGGGGGAGGCAGGATGTTCTACGCTGACGAGGCGAAAGAACGTGGCATGATTGACGAGATTGGCACTCTTGACGATGTTATGAACGAACTGGCGCAGAGGCAGAAAAACCGTAATCGAGCGAGAGCGGCGAAATATCGCTCACTCTAAACCCTTATATCGCAGCGTTTCTCAGCGATACCCAAAAATTTTCGTAAAAATTACGAAATAATCCGTTTTGTGTCTACCTTTTTCGTCAGAATGACGTATTATACTTATGTGAGATGCAACCAACCCACCTCCCGCTTCGGCGGGGTTTTCCTTTACCATTTTGGAGTTGAGACGATGGCTACGATAGGATGCTACAGGGGCATTAGATACGCTCATCTGAGATTGTGCGACGTGTTCGATCACATGGAGCAACGACAGCGATGGTGGTTCGTGATGGATGATTCCGGGAGGATTCCGACCGGCGATCACTTCCGAACCCAGAGGGAGTTGAAGGAAGCGGTTGACTCTGGGACCGGCTCAATTTTGCCCAATGGGGATTGATTATGAATCGCGAAGAAACTATAGGAAAGGCCGCTAAACTTCTCGGCATTCCACGCACGACGCTTCAAAGTGCTGTGGAGCGTGGCGACATACCAACTAGAAAGCTGGAGGGGGGAACGGTTTTGGTGGAACTGCACGCCGCTGAAAAGTGGGTCAAGAACGGTCGCAGGCCAGGACCGGGGAGGCCACCAATCGAATAAAATAGGTATTGACGCCTATACGCAAGTGTGTAACAATGTCCGAACAAGCTGTCACGCCACGCGGACAGTAACAATCAGACAAGATTCATCGCATTCACTCGGTACTTCATAAGGCCACAGGAATCACACGAGATTACTTTATTGCATTCTCGCGTAATTCTTGCGGACTTTTTTTGTTTCACACCATGCGGGGGCGTGGATTGAAGCGCAATGCTTACTGAAATTGATAAGCGTTTGGCAGCGTTGGCAGAAGACAAGGACGGACTGAACGTCGAACTGAACGAACTGCTGGCGTTGGAAGAGGACTTTGACGACGAAGCACAGGCACGGGCCGACGAGATTCAAAAAGAGATTGCGAAAATCGACAAGAAGATCGCACTCAATGAGTCACTGAAAGAAGACGCCGCTGCATCGCCACGACCGAAACCGGCCAACAAGCCGAAAGCGCAAGAGCCAATCAGCTTAAAACCTGCTTGGCAAGACGACGCGAAACTGGGCTACAAACATGAACGCGATTTCTTCGCGGACGTGATTGCCGCCGGTCAAGGCAAGCGTCTCGAAGGCGACAGTGCCCAAAAGCTGAACTTCCTCGCAACTGCGGGAAGTGACGAGCATATGGGCAGCAACGACGCCTATGGTGGCTATCTGGTTCCCGAAGGGTTCCTGGCGCAGCTTTATTCTGTCGGTCCTGAGATGGATCCGATTGGAAGTCGTGTCACAAACGTTCCGATGGCCAACCCGACCGTCAAGATCCCTGCCCGTACCGACAAGAATCACACCAGTTCTGTCTCGGGTGGTCTGACTGTTGCTCGTCGTCACGAAACGCAATCTCCGACATCGAGCCGGATGCAGTTCGAGACGGTCACGTTGCAGGCCAACACCCTCATGGGTTTGACCTACGCGACTGAGGAAATCATGAGCGATTCAGCGATCTCACTTGCTGCAATCATTCAGGCTGGTTTCCGTGACCAGTTCGTCGCTGCGAAGATCAAAGAGCGGATTCGTGGTACTGGCGTTGGTGAGTTTGAGGGCATCTTGAATTGCCCTGCGACCATCAGCGTGACTCGCGAAACCACTGACACGATCACTGACCAAGATGTTCTTGCTATGCGTCAGCGTGCGTGTAACTACGGCATTTCCATTTGGATTGCTAACCATGACACTCTCACGACTCTGATGAGCGTTCACATTCCTCTCCCGGCATCGACACCTGCGGACACTGTTCCGCTTTTTGTCCCCGGCAACGGAACCGACAAGCCTGACACGCTGCTTGGCCGTCCGATTGTGTTCTCAGAATACGCCAGCACGCTCGCCAACACTGGCGACCTGATTCTGGCTGATTGGTCTCAGTATCTCGAAGGAACGTATCAGGGCTTGCAAAACGCCAGTTCAATGCACGTTCGATTCTTGAACCACGAGCAGACCTTCAAGTTCTGGGAACGATGTGATGGTCGCTCATGGTGGCGTTCACCTCTGACACCAGAGCAATCGAGCGAGACGCTGAGTCCGTTCGTCGTGATCAGCACTGACACCTAAGCCAATCTTAGGATTGCCGGGTGAGGTCTTCCTTTCGCCTCGCCCGGCAGCTTTTCAAACACAACGCCATAGGAGATAACAAATGGCCTCTGCTTTAGATTCACAAAAGTTCGGCAGCAAGAACGCTGTCACGATGTACGACTTTGATCCCGGTGCAACCACTGCGACCGACGTTGGCTGGGTTGACCTTCGCGACTACGAAGGAATCCACGTTTCCGCAATGGTCTCGGTCGGGACTGGTGGAATCAGTTCTTTCAAGATTCTTTCCAACTCCGCTTCTGACGGTTCTGGTGTTGACGTGGAAATTAAAGCCTCTACGCCGACGACCGCCGATGCAGTTGGTGACACCGTTCATCTTGAGGCAACAGCGGCAGAGGTTGGTTCGTTGGATGCTGATGGGCGTTACGTCTCGGCACAACTCGCACTGGCAACAGCCACTGATGAGTGCGTTGTGACTTACATCCGCTACGGCAGCAAACGAGCGAATCTTGACGAGACCTCTGATTCTATCGCGTAAGGGTGAAAAATGCGGGAGCGGTACGTTGACAACTCGTTCACAGAGCCGAACTGGTTGCAGGACTTCAAGGCGTATGCACGGATTGATTTTCCGCAGCATGACGAATTGATTACGTCCCATTTGCAATCGGCTCGTGAATGGTTTGAACGTCAAACCGGAATTCTAACGGCCTCTCGCACAGTCACGCTTACGCTTGACAGTTTCCCCTGCGGCGTTATCGAGTTGAAACGCGCCCCTGCCAGCTCGGTAACGTCCGTGGGGTATATTGACGAAAATGGCGACTCACAAACGTGGGCGTCTTCTAAATACGTCGTGGATCTTGGCGATGCGTGGCACTTCCCGAGACTGATGCCCGCAGACTCTGAGTTCTATCCAGGGACAGACGACGGCCTGGCAGATGTGACAATCACGTTCGTTGCCGGATACTCGACCATTGGCGACATGCCGAAGCGATTCAGAGACACTATCTTCAGTTACGCAGAAGACCTTTACAACGGATTGCCGGGACCGTCTGAAAAGACGAACGCTTTCCTCTCGGGATGCGGGGGTTGGCAGTATGCGTAACTACCAATACAACCGACCGATTGTGATTGAGAAATACACAGGCGGCACAGACGCGGCCTACAACCAAGAGGACCGCACGCGAGACGATAACTGGTCTGAGCATTGGAGTGGATTCTGTCGTGAGGTTTCACGCGGTTCGTCTGAGTTCTTTCGCACGGCACGTCTCGACGCACGGATTGAGAGAGTGTTCAAGGTTCGCTGGAATCCTGATGTCAATGATGTCAATGGATTGGATTATCGCGTTCAGTTTGAGAACAAGACGCAGTATCTGACAGGCCCGGCACTGGACGAGGACGCTACTGATCGCGAATTGACGTTGACCTGCACCGAGTGGGTGGAGGCGACGACATGACACAAACAATTGTAGACGGTGCAAGGGCTCTTGAGGCGACTTTAGGGGGAATGCGAGAAAGCGTACGCAAGAGAATCATGCGAAGTGCTGTCAATCGGTCTCTCACAATCATAGCTCGCGAAATTCGCAAATCAGTCCCGAAAGCCAAGACGCCGGGACACGATATGAAGCGGGTTAAAAAATCAGTCGGAACGAGACCTTACAAGGCGAAGCGTGACCACTATTCCGGGAAAACAGGACTGCGTGTTGGGAATCGTGTATTAGAGCGAGATGCAGACGGGTTTGCCTCTGTGACTTCAAGCAACGTCGCTCCCCACGCCCACTGGATACCTCTTGGAACAAATGAAAGACGAACCAAGAGCGGTGCATATCGGGGAAAGGTGACGCCGAGACCATTCGTGCGTTCTGCTGCATCGCGGGCTGAACCAAATGCTCTCGAAGAAATGCGAAAGAGATTCAAGCAGCAATTTGTCAAAGAAGTTGAGAAGGAGCGGCGAAAGAACAGGAGCAAGGGATGACAGTCGGAATTGAAGTGGCTGTCGTCGACAAGCTCGAATCAATCACAGCGGTCACAGACATCACAGACAGGATTCGAGTGGACCATCTGATTCCGTCTGACACATACCCGGCAATCGTTGTGACGATGTCTTCCGAAGAACCCGTTGAGGGTTTGGAAGGGCTCACAGCGGACGTTTACACGATTATTGAGGTCCAGTGCATCGCGGAGAGTAAGACAACGGCTCGTGACTTGGAATGGGCGACGAGATACGGCGTAACAACACAGACGGGAACGGCGGCGGGTCTCGCGGATTTTGCGGGAACTGTTGGGGGTCTGACAATCAGAGAGACAGAGTGGCAGGGGACATCATCCAACCTTGATGAACCGGATGACGGAAAAGCGTCACCGCTTTACATTATGACTGGCACTTATCGAATCAATAACGAAAACCCTGGCTAAGGAGTAAAGAATGACTGTCAAAAAGTCAAAAGGCTCGAAGATACAAATCACAATTGGAACCACCCTGACCGATGTGGCACAGGTAACGGACTTCTCATTCTCGGGTTCTGAGGTGGGAACGATTGAGTCCAGTGATCTCGCGCAGGCTGGGGCAGGACGCACCTACATTGTCAACGGATTCAGTGAGGGGGGTTCGGTATCAGGGACTTGTTTCTTTGATCCTACCAATGCTTCACAGCAAGCGTTGACGGACGCTATCACCACGCCAACAAACGACACTGCCTTCAACGCTATCTGGGAATCGACTGCCACGTCTTCAGACTGGGCATTCGTGGGAATTGTGACGAACTTCGACCCGTCTGCAAATCTGAACGACGCACTTACTGCTGACTTTGGAATCAAACTTGACGGACTGCCAACGTACCAGAGCTAAGGAATAAGACATGAAGGCGAGACTGATTAAACCAGCCAAAGCCATGAACCCGGAATTCTCAGACGAAGACCGGAAGGAGGCGGAAGAGGCTGGGAAAGAATACGACGTACCGAAAGTCATTACACGGAATCCGGGCCACATACAAGACCATCCGGATTCGTGGATGAACTGTATTCGCGGGTTTATGAACTCAGAGCCGATTGCAGTACCAGAGGATGAGGAGTGTCGCGAGAAGGTGCGGGAGTGGCTGAAGAATCGACCGGCTCAAATCAAGCAGTTGGCAAATAAATTGAAGTTCAGCAATCCAGCGGGTCGTGCTGCTAGGGAATACCACAAAGCGATGCGCGAAGCGTACGAAGTCGAATTGAACGAACTTGACCCAGACTCATTTCCGTTAGGGGGAGACGATGCTGAAATTCCAGAGAAAGACGATAACGATTGAGGTAGACGGTCAGGATGTCCGTCTGAAGGAACTCTCAGAGCGTGAGGCGCAATCCTGGCACGAGCGATATCACGACGTTAAAGGGCGAGTCATTCGCAAAAAAGTAATTGAGAACCGTGCAATGCTGGCAATAATGTCAATCGTCGATGAGAGCGGGAATCAGATGTACGACGAGACGCATCTGACAGAGATCATGGAGGAGTGGCCTGCTGGTGTTTTATCGAGAATTTTCAACGAAGCTGCTCGGCTGTCTGGCCTGACAGACGACGAGGACATGGAAAAAAAGTAGAACGCCTCAGAGACGACCAAGACAAACGAACCCTCATGATGATCAGCCTAGCGTTTGGTGAGCCTGATTATGAGAACTTTCAGAACAGGGTTACGAGACGACAGTATTTGGAGTGGATTGCGTTGTATCAGATACAGCCTTTTGGAGTCATCAGAGGTGATTATCATGCGGCGACGGTGGCTAGGGCAATTGCTGGAGGCAAGCTGACCGACCACATGCCACTCATTGAAGACTGAACCATGCGGGGGCGTGGGAACGACCAATGGCACTCGGAGGCGATTTAGTTGTACGTCTCGGCATGGATTCCAAGCGTTTTTCGCGTGGAATCTCGCAGGCGAAGAAGAAGTTAGGCAGCTTCGTAGGGTTCGCAACCAAAGCCGTTACTGGTGTTGGTGTGGCCGTTGGTGCGGCGTTGGTCCCCGCGATCAAGATTGCGTCCGACCTTGAAGAGACAATGAATAAATTCAATGTCGTCTTCGGAGAAAATGCAGGCCGTGTGAAGGAGTGGGGGGACAACTTCGCGTCTACGGTTGGGCGTTCTCAAGAGCAAATAGCCCGCTTCATGGCGGGTTCTCAGGATTTGTTTGTTCCTCTCGGGTTTGAACCTGGGGCCGCTGAGACGATGTCTAAGCAGATTACCGCGCTGGCTATCGACTTGGCGTCGTTCAACAATATGAGCGACGACGACACGCTGAGAGACCTGCAAGCGGCGTTGACAGGCTCGGGCGAAGTGATGAAGAAATACGGCGTGATTGTGTCGGAAGCCGCCGTGAAGCAGCGAGCGTTACAGATGGGGTGGGATCCTAAAACCCTGACCGACCAGCAGAAGGTCATGGCACGTCTCAACATCATCATGGAAGGCACGACAGCCGCACAGGGAGACGCGATTCGATCGGCTGGTTCGTTTGCGAATCAGATGAAAGCGTTGAAGGCGACGTTCCTCGATACCGCTGCAAACATTGGAAGCGTGTTCCTGCCGATGGCTACCAAGTCCCTGAAGATGATCAACATGGGCATCAAAGTTGTGGTCTTCTCGGCGCAGAATTTGGGGTTGGTGTGGAATGTTGTTGCGGAAGCGGCCAGCAACGCATTCATCATCACGGTGGCACGACTGGAGTGGTTCGGCGGTGTGATGTCGGATGTTCTCGGGTTCGTGGGTCGGAACTGGCGTGAAATATTTAAAGATATCGGAAACTTCGCACTGACGGTGATGAATAATCTCGGCAAAAACATTATTGCCGTTTTCAAGGCGGCGTGGGATTCGGTTTCCAGCGGATTCACTGATGTGGCCTTTCCGCAATTTACTTCGCTCACAGATGGGTTCCAAAGTTCCATTAAAGAGTCTCTTGAGCTACGAGATTTCAAGGCTCCTACGCTCGACAAGACCGCGTTGAACAAATACAAGGACTCACTCGCCAAAGAGCTTGGATTGGGTGACGCGGTAGGCGATTCACTCGATATTGGCAGCGTGGATCCCAGTACGCTTGGCGGTGCAGGTTCAGTAGCTGAAGAGGAATCGAAAGGGAATGAAGCACGGAAAACACAGGCGAACGAGGCTATCGGAGCATTCACCCGCGAAGGCGTTGAGAAGATTGTTTCCGCAATGTCGGGCGGCAAGGCGAAGCCAGAAGAGGCCACTGCGAAGAACACCGGCATGATGGCCAAGACGCTCAAGAGCATTGAAAAGAAAGTGGGCGGCAATACCTTTGCAGTTGCGGGGGCGACAAGCTAATGGCCGTTACGAACGTCACCCTTCAATCTGAGACGACATCAGACGACCGCCAGTTCGTCTATAAGTACGTTCGCACGTTCCTTGTTGAACATGCCGCATCAGACACAAGCCGATCCATTCTCTCAGACAGCCAAGTTCCTCAAATGTGGTCAATACATCCGAATGACGGGTTGGCCTATGTGGAATCAAGGAATCTTGATAGATCGATTGATACCGGAAAAGTCGTCTCGCTGCTGACCGTCAACTACACGACGGAGCGAGAGACAGAGCAGGAGACGGAAGACCCCACGCTTCGACCTGCCCGCATTACATGGGGTACTCAGAATGAGCGTGTTCCAATCCTGTTCGACAAGGACGACAACCCGATTGTGAATGACGCTGGCGACTTGCTGATTGGCGTAGAAGAAGACCGGGCGCTGTGGCAAATCAGCGTTTCCAAGAATGTGGCGTTTGTGCCTACTTGGGTGACAACCTACCAGAATGCTGTCAATTCTGATGCCGTGACGATTGGTGGGGCGGTTTTGGCCGCTGGGACGCTCAAGATGGACGCTATTAACATCAGCGACCAGCAGACAGAGAACGGCGTGGTGTTTTACGAAATCTCGTTTCAGATGCTGTTTCGTCAGGATGGTTGGGATCAAAAACTTCTGAACGTCGGATTGCGTGAGATTGTTGAGACGACCATTTACGTCACCGCTTCACCGACCACCATCACGGAACTCAGGCCGATTCTGACTTCTGCGGGAGAGCCGGTTGACGAGCCTGTGTTTCTGGATTCCAATGGGAAAGCCATCAGAGATGAGACGGTGGACCCGGACGGAAATGTGAAGCCTCTGAAAACCAATCTCTTGCCGAGTGAGATTGTCACAAAAACATACAGCACCAAAGATACTAAAGCATTCAGCGTATTACCGTTCACATGAGTCAGTATCTCGTCTCCAAAGAGTTCGTCGATGAGCATCGCGAGATGTATCGCTGGTTTCGTTCTCAGTTACCGTCTGCACCTCTGAAGGGATTAGGTGGGCGAGTCAATAAACCTCTGGGCGTTGTTCCGTTCGTGCTGACTGAGGCACTGGATGGTTCCCGTATGTTCGCCAAAGGCTATCGGCTAAACGTCTCAAATAGCAGCGATGCCGCACAGATTGTTTCGGTCGGGCAAACAGCAGACGACGGGACGTTCACACTCTCAAATGGCACAGACACGTCAGACATCGCGCACGACGCCAGCAAATCGGCGATGCAGTCTGAGATGGATGCTATCTGGGGAGCAAACAATGCAGAAGTGTTGATCGGAGGCGGAACTTGGCTGATAAGGTTCACCGGCAACAAGCGAGGGCAGCTTGTGGATTTAATGACAGCCGATTCCGGCAAGCTGGCAGGCAGTCAGAACGTCTCTGTGCAGCACACGCCGTTCAATGGCGAGGTCCAGGAAATCAATCTGTTCGAGTTCTTTCCGAATTACCGTGGCGAAACGTTGCCAGTGGGAACCATAGGCTGGGCGAATCATTTCCCTGGCGTCGGTTACGGTATTATCAGGCACAATCAAGAACGCCCTGCGGTGATCATGTTCGGGAAAGCAGATTCTAATATCACAGCCGGTTCAACTGGGACTGTTTCACTCTATCGCACAACTCAGGATACGGGCGCAAACATCTCTGTCACCAATATCACGGACCAGCAGATTGATAGTGGGAACGATGCGCTGATCGTCGAGTTGATTGATGCTGACGGGGCCGATTATTACGGCGCATTACCACTGGAGTGTTCGGCATGAGTTGGTGGTGTTGTTGTGCGGAATGCGACTACACTAACTGTATCAATGCGGGGTCGTTCCGTACTGAATGCGATTTTTGCAACGGTTCAGGCACATCGGGAACACCACAATGGTACACGGTTAGTTGGCCTTTGAACGCAACTTTTTCATGCTGTGAGGGCTTGGTAAACACCACGTTTCTTATGAGCGAAGATACCAGCGAGGACAATTGCCTGTGGACGCACTATTCGGGTGAACTTAACTGTGGCGTTCCTGACACTACCTACACAGTTAGATTGGAGTTGGGTGGTACAGACCCAGAGAGCAACACCCTCACAATCACATTTGGTTCTGGTGAGGTGATAGTTTATACAAACAATAGTGAATGGAACTGCTCGTGTACTAACAAGATGACGCTTGATGAGTACGAGACAACAGTGACTGATTGCGAAGCACCTGCGTATGTTTGCGTGGACCCGCTTGATGAATGTTGTCAGAATCAGCGGACGGAGCCATTGCCAGACGTGTTGACAGTGACAGTAACCACTGTGCAAAACTGTTCTTGCGCAGACGGACAGACGGGCACTATAACGTGGGATCCAGAAATTGAGAAGTGGGTTGGCTCAATGTCATTTTGTACCGATGACGTTGATATGGAGTTGTCTTGCAGTACAACCGTGCCACCAGGAACAGACACATGGATATTTACTGTTGCTTCATCCGGGGCTGGAGATAACTGCTTTTCTGGAATGACTCGACTAGGGCAGAGTGAGTTTTCCGCTGACATAGACGACTATTCGTGCGATCCATTCTTGATACAATGGCGTGAAACTTCAGAGGATGGGTGCTGCCAATCGACCACCTCACAACTCTATTTCACGATAAGCGAATGAATCACGATTGCAATAATTGCGTCCTGTTGGGTAAGTGTACACGGCATCCTTCTGTCAAGAAGGTGGGCAGGCTACTCGAAATCTGCAAGGGCATAGCAATCGAACCCGAAAGGAGGGATCTATATCTTCAAAGGTGGGACGCACTGGAAAATGGTCGAAACTGGAAGCCACCCAAGAAAGCGAAAAAGAAAAATCGCAAGGCGAAGAATGTCAGACTTCATGGGGTGGGACCGCAAAATCCAGCCCCGCACCCCATGAGAGGTAGGTGTAAGAGCCTCGGCGATCACCTAAGAAGCGAAAAGGGAGATTTGTGTGGATGCAAAAAACCGCAAGACATATATGAGTGCGAAGTACATGGGCAATGCTCCCTCAAAAGGTCGTTTAAGAAAATAAAATCGTGCGGGTCTTGCCCTGACCACACACTTTCTGAATATCAAAAGAACCTGATCATGGTTATCTATCCCGTGGCTGGGCTGAGGGGGTGGAAGGATAATGTGGATATTATAGCATCGCATCAACAACTATTTGACGGCAAGAGAACTATTGCAATATTCGAGCCGAGTGGTAAAGACAAACACGAATTAGACTCAGCAGAAGAGGTGCAAGACAGGTTTGGTGACGGGTTTGAATTCATTAGGATCAAAAACAACCCAAGACTGAGGGAGGTAAACGCTTTCGTCCCGCTTATGGAGTCGGTTAAAAAAGAGCCGGGTGTAACCTTTTTTTGCCACGCCAAAGGTTGCACGCATCAGCAAAACGATGGCGTGACACCCCATATATGGAGAGATCTTATGTATGCTGCTTTGCTGGATTGGGGTGCTGTTCATCCGTGGTTATCAAAGTATCCTGTGGTGGGGAGCCTAAAAAAATATAGCAGGTTGGGCAAGTCGTCGTGGCACTACTCAGGAACTTTTTATTGGTTCAGAAATGATATTGTGTTTTCAAATGAAGACTGGAGGGATATTGAGCCTCGGTGGTGGGGAGCAGAGTCGTGGCCGGGGAAGATTTTTGGTAGCGAGGAGGCAGGTTGCGTGTTTGGTGACGGAGTGGGTACGCTCTATCACAAAACAGAGATGGATAGGTGGGTTGGGGAGGCAAGAACCAGGGGGATCATGGAGTGAAAATAAAACAGATAGAAAATTATGCGCCATTGGGCCTTGTGAACGCCGTTGTTGCCGATTGGCCTAAGCCAGATTGGAGAAACTGGCATTATTACGACAACGTGAATTCTCGGAAAAGAGCAACGAAAGACTCTAAGAGCCTGCCTACATCGTCAATGATGTTGTTGGGGAGAATGTCCTGTCTCGACATGGGGGAATTTTTTCCTGATATGGAATTGCACGGCGCTGGGATGCACGAGATACCGGATGGGGGCTACTTATCTCGACACCTCGACGGTGCGGTACACCCACAAACAGGGTGGGCCAGAAAAGCGAATGCAATATTGTTCCTTAACGATGACTTTAGCGGTGGAGAATTGTGCTTTGATGATGATATCGTGGTTCCTGAAAAGAATAAGTTGGTGATGTTTGAAACAAGCGACACGGCATGGCACTGGGTAAATCCCGTTGCGGGTGGAAGCCGTAAGACATTAAGCCTCTTCTGGTGGTCAGAGGAACCAATAGAATCGAGCCGAATCTGTGCGGATTTTGATAAATGAAGATTGAAATCGGTGGTGGTGTGAAGCCGAAGGGTGAAGGGTTTATCAACGTCGATATGCTGGACTGTGCCGACATCCAATGCAACCTTGAAGATTACCCGTGGCCGATAGATGATGACTCAGCAGACGAGATCTATTCAAGCCACTGCATTGAGCATGTCTACCACTACCGAGACTTTCTGAGAGAGTGCGCAAGGATTGGCAAAGTCGGTGCGAAGGTGGAAATACGTTGTCCTGACTCGCAAAGTGAGATGGCGATGGTGGCAACTCACAAGCAGATTGTCTCTATCAATGCAATGCGTCACGCCGACCACATATTTCCCGATGTTCACTGGGACGGCATGAACAAGAAACTGCACCTAGAACACATAGAGCCAGGTGCAGACGATTACTGGTTTCCAATGGCACGAGCCAACCCGCTATTTGCTATGTGGTCGGATGACGACATTCTAACATGGCTTCCCAGAACACGACACGAGAACAGGTTTTACTTCACGGTCGTAGTGAATGATCTCAAAACACACTCTTAATAAATAAATCACTGCTGGATCTGCTAGCAAAGCTGCTTGTGGCCGAACCAAACTTTCATGCAGAATTGCTGGCCACCGTCATCGAGAGAGAAGAACCGGAATTCAACCGCCGCACGTTGGAAGTGATGCGGCAACCGATTTAACCGGCCTTCGTGATGACATCAGGTGGCAGCCTACGGAAAGCGGTCTTTTGACTTGCCAACAAATAACGCAGCGGATATTATACTGCGATGAAACCAGCACACCAAAAAACTTATACGGTCGCGGACATAGCGAAAATTCACAAAAAAACAACGGGCAGAATCCGACAGATTGCCCTAGAGTATGAAATCGGAACTTGCTACGGGAACCGGATACGGCTTTTTTCTAAGCCCGACGCCGACAAGATTGCGGCGATAATCAGCGAATCTGGAAGAAACTGCAAAAATTCTGAATTCTCCTGTTGAATATTTACGATTCGTTAATTAACCTCTAACCGTCAGCCTTTTGGTTGGCGGTTTTTGGTGTCAACAGGGAGAGGTCATGAACGCGATTATTATCACAGTATGTTACCTGATCTGCGGACCCGGTGTCACCGGATACCTGATGTGGAGGGATGGGCGATGATTGAAGCTGGTCGCTTTTATCGAACGTGCATTGACCTTCCATCGTTGTCTGGAATGGTCATTCCGTGTGGGACTCTGGTGGTGGCCTGTTACCACCCCTACGAGAACGGATTGAAAATGACGGACTGCTGGGACTGCGAGGTTCTTGAGTACCAAACACCAACGGGCGGTAAGTATATCGTCCGTACGCAAGCGAAGCATTTACGGAGAGAGCCCTGCTGACCGTGACCACGACGGAAAGCGGCAGCGGCAACATGGAGGCCCGGTTGCAGGAAGTGACTGAGGGCACATTTAGAAAGGAATCGAGATGTTGGTTTTATCCAGAGGCGAAAACGAGCGAATCATGATTGGCGATGACATAGTTTTAACGGTAATCGAAGTTCGCGGAAACAAGGTGCGGCTCGGAATCGACGCGCCAGACATTACTGAGATTCTGCGTGAAGAGGTTTATCAAGCAATACAACCCCGTTCGTGATTATGTCACTTGGTCGGCGTGTGGCCGACACCGCTGGATTATCGACCAGCAGCGGGCGGGGTTTTTGAGACAAGGAAAGACATATGGATGCGACGAGAGAAGTTGAGATTGGCGACCGTGTGCGGCTGCTGACTGATTATTACGACTACAGAAAGGGCGAGGTTGTAGTCGTGCATTCAGCTAGAAGGGTAAGCCCTAGTAGCAAAATGAGGGTCTGGGTTCATCGCCTCGGAGAAAAGCCGTCCTGGGAATACAAAAAATTTCTGAATCCAAGCGAGTACGAGTTGGTTGACGAGTCCGACGCACATGAACGAGACCATTACAAGAACGAAATGTTGTCTGTGGCTGTTCGATACATTAAAGACTCTGAGGCGTTCGACGCTATTGAGAGAGAACGAGACAAGTCGTTTAAGCAACTGCAAGACACATTTCATCCTGACGATTTCCCGTTGGTTGTCAAAATGCCAGACGGCAGAACCATGCTGATTACCAGCTACGACATAGCACAAGTAGCAGACGCAACGGTGATCAAGTAGCGGGTTGTAAACTTACACCTCTTGACCAATGAGGCGGGACATGCTGGAAGAACCGAGAAAATGTTATTGCGGGCGAGAGGTCACAGACTGCGTTTGTCTGGGTGCTGATTACAAGCCGAAGCGTCAATGGCCACCGCGCACGGATTTACCAACAATTCAGGAGATATGGAATGGCGACAAGACAAAGAGCAAGGGAACTTTCAGCGAAGTATCGGAAGATTGAGACAATGGAACTCAAGTTGTATTCAGAAGTCGGGGCGATGGTGTCGCCTGAGATGGCAGCACGACCGACAACAGCAAGACCAGGAACCGAAAGGAAGATACTAAGAATGTCGGCACGCTATGAAAACGGCTTGCCCCTTTATACGAAAGGGGATGCGTGATGAATGTCGAAGTAAGCGAACAGTTCGTCCTACTGGACAATGATGATTACCACTACGGAGAGGAACTGGCGGACCATATCAGCAGCACGCGGGCGAAGGAAGCCTATAAGAGTCCTGCACAGTTCGGGCGTAAGTATTATCCTGTCGGGCCGCAGAAAGTGTTGGCGGAAGAAGATTCCGACTCTGATGCGATGTTATTTGGGACGTTGGTTCACGACCGCTGCCTGATTCGTAAGAAGGGCTGGAAGGGGCATGACGGCAAGCGGAAGCAGGGTGAAGACGTACTCTATGTGTCCCGTCGATTAAAGTCGTCTGGTTCGATTTGTCAGCGTGACTTGGTTGGTTGCTCTCTTAGCTTGCGGGAAGCACTTCGGTATGTGTTCGCAATGTATTCCGGCGGCAACTGGTTGGCCGAACGTGTTTGCACAACCACGTTCGCCACTGGTGACGGTGTGGAAGACTTTGAATTCCCAGTGAAAGCCAAGTTTGATTTGCTGCTTCTGCATGGAAATAAGGCTCACCTGTTCGACGTGAAGACCACACGCAACGCAGAAGAGTGGGCATTTCTCAGGCAGGCGGACGACCTGAACTATAAGTTTTCTCTGCAATGGTATTCGAGAGTTCTCGAAGAGATTGGCTATGAGGTTGTGGAGGCCAATTGGATTGCCGTCGAAAAGGCTTATCCCTGGAGGTGGGACATCTATCCATGCGACGAGACAGACCTTGCAAATGCAGATATCGAGATTGAGCGGGCGTTACAGAATATCGCTCTTGGTGAACGGTATGGCTTCCCGCAATCCATGAAAATCACGGAGGCATAGCAATGAGAATTTGCGGAAACGACGAACAAATCACGGAAATGGCGACAGCCCTTGCAAAGGCACAGGGCGAGTTCGGGACGGTAGATAAGGGTGCGACGAATCCTTTCTTCAATTCCAAGTACGCTGACCTTGCAAGCATATTGAAAGCAGTCACACCAATCTTATCCAAGAACGGGCTGTGTCTGTTGACACCTCCGAAGACAATCAAGGGGGAAGGCATGGTCGAGGTCGAGTGTATCCTTCTTCACACCTCGGGCGGGCGAATCGAGACCAACCTATCAGGGAAGGTTGATGCGTCTTCAAAGAATATCATGCACGCCATTGGTTCGGCAGTGACCTACCTACGCCGGTATTCGGTGCAAGGGCTTTTGAACATTGCTTGCGACGTGGACGACGACGGCAACGCAGCGGGAGGCGTGCAGGGTAATCAGAATCGGAGGGTCAAATGAGTACCGAAATCAAAAACATTGAACCGCTCACACCAGCGGAGTTCAAAGATTACAAGTTTCACTGCGACTCAGTCAGGATCAACCTGCAAACCGTGAGTGATGCGACCGAAGAGATTGGCGAGTCTCTGGGGGTGATTAAGTCCCAAAGGCTCTACAGACAGGACTACGAGACTTTCGCAGAGTTTGTCAATTCTGAGTATGGAAAGTCCGCAACGTGGGCTTATCAGCAACTCGAAAAGATTCGGGTTCTGACGAATCTAAAAAGTGTAGATTCGAATCTACAAACCGAACCGACCGTTGCCCAGTCTCACCAGCTTTCGTCTCTTCCCGACGAAGAACAGGCCGACGCATGGGCCGAATCGCAGGAGAAAGCCGAGTCGGAAGGGCGGGAAGTCCCTACCACGAAAGACGTTAAGGAGACGGTTCAGAAGCGTAAGGCGGCGAATGGTGGGGAGTACAAGCCGCCGAAAGTGGATAAGCCGACGAGGACTGTCCCGGTTGGTCCTGACCTCGCGGTGTTTGACAAGCTGTTTGGACAGGCGATTCGCAAGTACGACGAATGTGCGGCTCATTACAAGTGGTCTGACAAGCCAGAGCATGGTGAGTTGCTGGATGCTGCTGGGTGTATTTCCGAGAAGTACGCCGAACTGGTGAGGGGGTTGGAATGATTGCAGATTATCAGAAGTTCATAGACGGTAAGTTTCAGAGGATGCCAGACTCGGGATTCACCGTAAAGCGGGAATCACTTAATAAAATGCTTATGCCGTTTCAGGCAGACATTGTTGAGTATGCGTGCAAGCGTGGGAGGTTCGGAGGTTTTGAGGATTGCGGATTGGGTAAGTCATTTCAGCAGTTGGAAATATGCCGTCAAATCGTGATGTTCACGAACAAGAAAGCATTGATCTTTGCTCCATTGGCAGTGGCACAGCAATTTGAGCGAGAAGCTGAGAAGTTTCAGATCGATGTCGATGTCACTGTCTGCAAGTCACAGAAGGACGTGAAGCCAGGAATCAACATCACGAACTACGAGAGGATGAGCAAGTTTGATCCGTCTGAGTTTGTATGCGTGATGCTTGATGAAGGGTCAATTCTAAAGTCGGTTGCTGGTAAAATTAGGACTGCTTTTTTGACAGAATGGAATCGTGTTAAATATCCGATGTCTTGGACAGCAACACCGGCTCCGAATGACTTTATGGAGTTGGGAAATCAGTCGCAGTTCTGCCAGGTCCTCAGTCGCGAAGAGATGCTGGCAACATTCTTCGTTCACGATGGAGGGGATACAGCGAAGTGGAGATTGAAGGGGCACGCAGAATCGGAATTCTGGAAGTGGCTGGCCTCTTGGTGTGTGATGCTTCGCTCACCTGCCGATCTTGGCTACGACGATTCAGGGTATGATCTGCCTCCACTAAAATACCACGAGCATGTAATCACGACGAGCAATCCGCAGGAGGGAAGACTGTTTGCCGTCGAAGCATCATCGCTCGCAGAGCGTAGAGACGCAAGAAAAACTACTATCGACGAAAGAATTGCCAAAGCAGCGGAGCTTGCTAATAACTCAGATGAGCCGTGGGTTATCTGGTGCAACTACAATGAAGAAGGGGAACGACTGGAGAAGTTGATCCCGGACGCTGTCGAGGTCGCAGGTCGGCATAAGATCGACGAAAAGGAAGAGCGGCTCAACGCTTTTACGAATGGCGAGATTCGCGTTCTTGTCACGAAGCCGAAAATTGGCGGGTTTGGTTTGAACTGGCAACACTGCCCGAACACGGCGATTCTGCCGACTGACAGCTACGAGATGTGGTATCAGATGATTCGTCGTTTCTGGAGATTTGGCCAGACACAGACCGTCAATGTACACGCAATATTGTCTGACCTAGAGGGGGCTGTGATCGCCAACGTGAAACGTAAAGAGGAAGACGCTTCCAGAATGTTTGATGAACTTGTGCAGCACATGAAAGAACTCAGCACTGAAAACGTGCGAGGAGTGAAATCGCAGATCGAAACTTATCACGCAACTGAAAGAATGGAGATTCCATCATGGCTAGTGGGCTAACTGAAAAGACAACCGTCGTAACCGATGCATCATGCATTGCACAGGATCACTCTGATTTGTGGTCGATGTATCGCGGTGATTGCGTGGAGGTCATCAAGGGCATTCCCGACGATTCGGTCGGTTTCAGTGTCTTCTCGCCTCCGTTCGCGAGTCTGTATGTCTACTCTAATTCAGAGAGAGACATGGGGAATTCGGCGGACTACGGAGAATTCTGGGAGCACTTCGGATACCTGATTGATGAGTTGTACCGCGTGCTGATGCCTGGTCGGAATGTGTCGGTTCACTGCATGAACTTACCGACAACTAAGCAATGGCACGGCTACATCGGGATTCAGGATTTCCGAGGGGACATCATTCGACGGTTTCAGGAGTCGGGGTTCATCTATCATTCCGAAGTTTGCATCTGGAAGGATCCTGTCACAGCGATGCAGCGAACCAAAGCTCTCGGATTGTTGCACAAGCAAGTCGTAAAAGACTCGGCAATGTCGAGACAGGGCATACCAGACTATCTGGTTACGCTTAGAAAGCCGGGAGACAATCCCGAGCCGGTCGCTGGTGAGTTCGATCATTTTGCGGGTGATCAGTCCACATTTAGGCATGAAGGCAACCTCAGCATCGACATCTGGCAGCGTTACGCATCGCCAGTCTGGATGGACATCAACCCGAGCAACACGCTGCAATTTCGATCCGCGAGAGACGACAAGGATGAGCGGCATATCTGCCCACTACAGTTGGATGTGATCCATCGGGCTTTGCAGTTGTGGAGCAATCCCGGAGACATCGTACTCAGTCCGTTTGCTGGAATAGGAAGCGAAGGCGATCAGTCGATCCGGCTAGATCGTAAGTTTGTCGGTATAGAACTGAAGGAGAGTTACTTTAATTCGGCATGTGCAAACCTTCGAAAAGCAGAGGAGGACATGGCGGCAGGGAGGTTATTTTGATGAACCTTTGGCCGCACCAACAACGCGGACTCTCTGAGATTGAATCGCTCATCAATCGGGGCGTCAAGGATATTGCCGTCACTTCCCCTACAGGTGGTGGTAAGTCTCTGATGATGGCGAGGGCGTGCGAATTCACTCATTTGGGCGTGGGATTCTACTGTGTCCGACGAACACATACGGAGAACATTCGAGATGCACTTCAGAGATTTGGGAAGACTGTTGGTGTCCGTGCGGCTGGGTACGAGACGGAATCATATTGGAAGCAACGCATTCAGATTGGCTCGATTCAGACAGAGGCTTCGAGGTCTGAACGACCGGAATATTTGCAACCAGAGTTCCATATCGTGCAGTTGGATGAAGCCCACCTACAAGCTAATCCACAGGCCGATGCAGTTCTCAAGCCGCACCGTGAGGCGGGGGCGATAACACTGCACTGGACGGCGACACCGTTGGGAATCTATCGACCGGGCATGGAACTGGTGGTCGCTGGTACGAATAGCGAGTTGAGACGTACCGGCGCCCACCTTCCCTGCCATGTCTACGCACCGTCCGAGATTGATATGTCTCACGTCAAGAAGGTTAAGATTGGCGAGGACTTTACCAGCGGGCAACTGAAAAACATTATCTCTCAGCAGGTCGTGGGCAATGTTATTGAACATTATCTGCGTCTGAATCCAGACCAGAAACCATGCCTTGTCATGGCCCCGGATGTTAAAGGGGCTGTGTTTTTGGCTGAACAGTTCGATAAAGCTGGAATCCCTGCGGCGTCCGTTGATGGGCAAGAGATCTGGTATCGCGGCGAACGCATGAAGTCCACACCTGAGAACAGGGCAATGGTCGAGTCGGCGTTGAAGGACGGCACGATTAAGGTGCTGTGCAATCGGTTCGTCTATCGAGAAGCGGTTGATATTCCCGAGTTGTACCACCTGATTCTCGCCTGCCCGATTGGATCCGTGCTGTCCTACATTCAGACTGTTGGGCGTGTGTTGAGAAATCACGAGAGTCTGGACCATGTGATTGTGCAGGATCACGGGGGTAACTGGTATCGCCACGGCTCGCCGAACGAGGATCGGGACTGGCAGACATATTGGAAACTCAACCCTGCTGTGATGACGCACGTTCGCATGGAACAGCATCGAGACCATAACTCGGGTGAAGATGGTGTTCCTGAGCCTATCTGCTGTCCGAAGTGCCAGGCCATTCGCAGCGGTGGTATCTCTTGCTGGCAGTGTGGGGAACAGGCCAAGCGAAGCGTGAGGCCGGTGATTCAGAAGGGCGGGACTCTCAAGATGAAGGTGGGTCATGTCTACAAGAAAAAACGGTACGCACCTAAGTCTAGTGCTTTGGAGGAAAAGTACATTCAATGTGTGATGCGAGCAAAAAACAGCGGCCAGACATTGGGTCAGGCACGCGGAAACTTTATGTATGAGAACAACTGGGTAGAACCACGTCCCGAGTGGAAGTTCACCCCGCTGAACCGCATCGATTGGAGTCGCAAAGTCAAGGATATAGATAGGGGGAGGCTGCGATGAAACAAGACCCCGAAGAATACCTACGCTCACAACCACACGACGCCATGCCGTCAATCGGTGTGTTTATGCGTGAGTGTGACATCACGCTGGAAGAAGCGATTGAAACGATAGCCAAGAACGAGGACTTCAGCACGCGGATTACACGAGTGCCTGGTGATGAAGAGTTGCCGCAGCGATCAACCAACGTCCGCGATGTGTTTGACAGTGTGACACCGAAAGACATGGCGAGTGCGTATCGTTACTCGTTTCTTTCGCAGGTTATGCCAGCAATCGTGATGGCGTACAAGCTAATGGAAGCGGCTGGTGAGACATCGATTGAAGTGTCTGCCCCAGTTGATATGTCGATGGTTGATTTCTGCGATTGGCCGAACCCGTACGCGGTTCTGGACGTGCGGAAAGTGAACGGGACTATCAAGTTCAGGTTGGACGGGGAGTGGAAGTTGTGAGACGCGGTAAGCCACTACGCCGAACACGATTTAAAAGGAAGAAGCCGAATGGAACGCGAGCAAAATCCGCTAACCTTCGTGACGCATATCTCAAAGACAATCCATTATGTGAATGGCGATGTGGTCGGCGGGCCTGCGAGGTCGATCATATCGTCACCAAATCAGGAGACACTTATGAAAGTACGGAGAACTATTATTCCAGTTGCAGAAAATGTCACGACAGAAAACACGCTGACAACCTGCGAGATGAACAGATAGAGAGGAAAGTGGCGAAAGGCGAATGGTTCGTCGATGCCGAATCCGAGTACAACTACTTCGGACGCTGTTACTACTTTGACGCGAGGGATATTTGATTATGGCTTATGAACAAAAACCAGGACAGGGAAGCCTGTTCAAGAACGACCGCAAGCAGACGGACAAGCACCCTGATTACACAGGGAATTGGACGAACACAGACGGTGAGAAGTGCAACATTGCGGCGTGGATTAAGGAATCCAAGAACGGCACTAAGTTCATGTCGTTGAGTATCGAGACGGAACCGTACAACCAGTCTGGACCGTCGACTGAAGGTTCACAGGAAGCACTCGATAACGACACACCGTTCTAAGGAGATAACCATGCAGGACAAGACAATGACCGCCTATGAGTGGGAAATGTTGCGGCACAGTCTCCGCACAGTTGAAGGATTCAAGTCGATTCTGGTTCGCGACCGGATAAAGCAGGCGACCCGTATGAGAAATGCGGACGAGTGCGTGACCGTGCGACTCACTGATTCACAGTCAGAGTGGCTGGAATCACAGATTGGGGTTGCGTAAAGATTTTTAGAATGAATAATTGAAAATGTTCACGCCAGCGGTTACCAATGAAGATGCCCACGTTTCTGGGGGTCGTTGCATTGGTAACGGCGTGAACACCTCGGAGGCGTGGGCTTTTTCTTTGCCTACGCTGATGGCAGACAGCCGGGAAAGACCGGCAACATGGCACAGTCCGTGACAACTGGGATTTCCCGGTTGAGGTGCAGCACGGCAGAGGCGAGTGGGTGATTAGCTTCACTCAATCGCAGTAGGTGCAAGTCCTACCTGTGCCACTAACTTATTCGACGACCTGACACGCATAGCAAATATTGGCCGGTAAGAGACCATGATACCACCCGTGGACGGACATTCGGGAATGCGAGAGCGGCTATGCGGCAGTACGGAACAGTGCGGGAGTGGACTCACAATCCATGCACGGACCTATCGGTTAAACAAATACCAGGCAACTGAGACCCTTAAGACCTGGCCCCGGTCACAGACGAACCGATAACACCGTTTGGCTGTTCTGAAGATGGAAGGATTCCCGCACAAGACATAGTGACCGGGGATAAGGGTGTGTTGCGCACAGCACACAAGAACGAACTACAGAAAGGAAACGCGATGAGTGAGTTTCGTTGTATCGAATGTGGAAATTTATTTGATGCGAATCACCCAAAAGCAACAAGGGATGGCTTGTTTTGTGATGCAAAGTGCTTGCGAAGAAAGGCAGCGCGAGACAATTACGCTGGCGGCCAGTCGATTCGTGAACAGAAAGATCGAAAGCAGAGAAACATGACCGCATACGGCGGCTCGCCAATAATGGAGGAATCATGAGCGGACCCAACGGCGAGCGGTGCGGGGAATTCAAACGGAAGGAGACACCAGATGCCGAATAGCAGGGCGAAAGGGGCGAGAGGCGAGCGTGAACTTGCTGCATTCCTTCGGAAACACGGACACGAAGCACGGAGAGGCCAGCAATTCAGTGGTTCTCCTGACTCGCCTGATGTGGTTCATTCGATACCTGGAATCCATATCGAGTGCAAGCGGGTCGAGAAGTTGAACATCCATACGGCGATGAAGCAGGCGTCAGAGGATTGCGGTGATGATGTGCCGGTTGTATGCCACAAGCGAAATCGAGGGGAGTGGCTAATCACGATGCGGCTGGAAGATTACTTGGAATCTGTTTTGAGGGGTGAGGGATGAAGGGAAAGATACACGCCACCTGCACAACGAATGTGATCGCATGGGTGAAAGAGTGCCGACGCCGAAACAGCAATACAATTGCCAATACATACACCGGCAAGTGGTTAGATGCTGGATTGAGGCTGATTGAAAACCAGTACCACAACATACAAGAAATCCGAAATTCCGAGATCAGCAGGCATGGGGACATTGATAACGAAGAGGCTGCCGAATTGCTCAAAAAACTAGACAGCATTCAGGGCGGCAAGTTTCAGGTGCTGGCCTTTGAGAGTGCGTCAATGATTCGGAAACTTCTGAGGGAAGATTAAGCCGCAGCCGACCTGCTGGAAGCGTGCGAGCTTGCAGAGGCGTTGCTACACAATCACGATCTGACGGGCAATGTCTACAAAAGACTTGAAGCCGCAATCAAGAAAGCGAGTCGCAAAACGCCTAGTGACAACCTGTGCTCTAGTCGGTAAAATATTGCGGATTAAGGAGAATGCGAGTTGATATTCTTGGCCGGTTATTCTCGCCACGGAAAAGGCGAGGTTTCTCAAATTTTGGGCAGTTACTTCGGTTGGCGTGCGTACTCGTCAAGCTGGGTAGCACGTGTCGAAGTTTATGGGTCGTCACCGCTACTGCAAAGTGAATGGCGAGACCCTGACCACGCATGGGAGAACCGGCACCACAACCGCAAAGAGTGGTACAATCGTATCCAGGCTATTAACCACCCCTGCAAGACCACGTTGGCAGAGACGCTATTCTCAATGCCGCACGCTTATGTTTATGACGGGATTAGAGATAGGGAAGAACTCAGGGCGTGCATGCACAAGTGGCCTGATGCGTTGTCCGTGTGGGTGTATTGTCCGTCCTGCAAAGAAGAGTCGAGTGATTCATGCACGGTAAGGGCTGCGGATTGTGATTTTGTGATTATGAATTCAGGCACGTTGCCGGATTTGCAGCGCAGGGTGAAGAAGGTGTTTGAGCGGATTAAGGTGAAGGAGCGGAGATGAAAGTCCGCGTGACCGTCGATCTACTGTCGTTCATGGCGGAGCGAATCCGATCCGGTGAGGAGTTGGCCGCGCAGGAAGTCAGCGGGCGATTCAAGGACGGGAAACCACGTTGGATGTTGTGGAAGGGGAATCGGTTAGCAGTTCGTAACGCGAAAAGGGAATGGTTCGAGGTGATCGCATGAGGCGAGCATGGACCGACGAAGAGACGGAAACTCTCCGCAAGCTGGTTGACGCTCAGAACAGTGCTCGTGAAATCGCTGAGACTCTTGGGCGTCCAGTTGGTTCGGTGACCAACAAAATGGTCAGGATGGGGATTAGCTCCAAAGACACCGAATCAGAAACGAATATCGAGTCGGTCAAGTTTTCTCAAACCGACAAGACGGCAACTTTGGTCACTGTGGATCGGCAGATAAAAACCCCAGAAGATGCGATAAAATACGCTGATGTCGACGAAAAAGTTTGGCAAATAGATCGATTTGTCGTCAATAAATGGGAGCAGGGCAGCAAAGATAAAGAACAGGAAGTTCAGGTTGTCGAGTTATGGCAGGTAAAGGTGTGGTTTCGGCGGAAGGTCGGTATTTTTGAGAAGCGATCTCTTGACTATCTCGAATCTGTAATCAACAAAAGCCGCTGGAAACCTCCCAAGAAAGTTTCCAAGCGAACAACCGGCGACCACATGCTGGAGGTGTCACTATTTGACGCCCACTTTGGGAAACTCTGCTGGGAGCAAGAAACTGGGACTGATTATGATACAGACATAGCAAGCGGGTATTATCTCAATGCGGTGGACGACCTGCTGGCAGATAATGCTGATGCGAATATCGAGAAGATTATATTTCCTCTAGGAAATGACTTTTTTAACGTCGACTCACTGCGGAATGAGACAACATCTGGGACCGCACAGGACGTAGACGACAGGTATCACCGTGTTTACGCGAAAGGGTACGAGGCGACGATTGCGGCTGTTGAACGATGCCGCAAGATAGCGCCCGTTGAAATCATATTGGTTCAGGGCAATCACGACACGCTATCGAGCTATCACCTGGCATTCGCGATGCAATGCACCTATTCAGACACAAAGGATGTCGAAGTCGATTGCAGCCCGAAGTTCAGGAAGTACCGGAAATACGGGAAGACTCTATTAGGGCTCACGCATGGAGACGGCGAGAGACCAAGTGACCGAACGACTCTGATGGCCCGAGAAGCCTCGCAATGGTGGCATGATTGCGACTTCTACGAATGGCACACCGGGCATTTTCACGCTGAGAAGAAACTGCAACAGGCAGGGACCGAAACAAACGGAATCGTTGAGCGCGTGTTGCCGAGTCTCAGTGGAACAGACAGATGGCACGCGAAGAAGGGTTACACGTTGAACCGACAATCGGCGATGGCGTTTTTGTACGACAAGGATAAAGGGATGCGGCGTACGTCGTATGCGTACGCAAGATGAGCATTCAGGAATATTTACACGAAACTAGCTGCATAGTTGGTGCGATGGTGTATGCGTTTCTTTCGTTCTATTTTACGTTCACAATATGCGTTTGGTTGCTGAGTATCCCGTTCAGGGTAATGGATTGGTTCGATGAGCGTTCCTGACGGCTGGCATTCGACGGTGCGGAGACTCAAGAAAGAGTTGCCGCCACCATTGTCGGTGTCGATCAGGACCAAAAAAGATATTCCCGGAAAACTCGGACACTGCTGGAAGCAGGGCGACAGGTTCTTTATTGAGATCTCTCAAGGCTGTCAGGATTGCATGTATCACACGTTGGCGCATGAGTATGCACACCTGTTTGACTGGCACGACGGAATCAAGGAACACTCGGAATCGTTCGGGTGCTGGTTTGCAAGGGCTTATCAGGTGGTTTACGAAACGGAGTGAGCTATGGCCTGGCTTATCGCGTTGTTGCAGCCGCCACTCCCCGCACCGCCCTCGCACTGGGAAACTCCCGAGATTATCGACCGCAAACCACCTGTTCTTTATTTGGTGGTGGATGACAGCCGAGAGTCCAAGCTGCTACTCTCAGAACTGGACCGCGATTGGACAGCGTACAGCACAGACTGCGACAGTTATCTGCAACTGCGGAAGCTGAATGAACTCAGATCGAATATGTGGCTGCGCGAGATAGTTGTTATCAAATATGATGACAGTAAGGCGTGTGATAAACACAGAATCGATAAGGATTTCACGCGGTATCCGGTCTATCGGTTCAACAGGGAAGAGTTGCAGCCGTTCCCGTCGCAGATGTTCGCAACGCCGACTTGGTGCTTGAAGACTGTGGACGCACTGACGAACCGCTACCACGAATCACGCAAGAAATATCTGTGGTATCACAGGGAAGAAGTCCACGAGCATCACCGCGAGGTCGTGAAGTACAGCCGCCAGTTTGTGGCCATGAACTGTCTTGAGCAGCAGACAGAGTTCAATCGAGATAATTGGGTGTACTGGTCGCTGTCAGAAATGGGTGAATATCAGGGGTATTACGGCACGAGCTACTACGGCAGATGGGGGCCGAACCCTGAATTGTTGCAGCAGCAGAGCGGATATAACCCGCCAAAACTGAACTTGCCATACATGCCGAATGACCGGTTTGAATGGGAGTAAACGCTAGTGACAGGTCGCATGGCAATCTGGTAGAATGCAGACTTGTAAAAAACCTCATTCCTCTAAAAAAATTCACAATTCAGAAAGCATGGAACTCCCATCCCCATTAACCGAATTTGGCTCCATTGGGGCCGTGTTAGCCGTTGTCTGGTTTTTTCTTAATCACATTAAGGAAGAGCGAAAAGCCCGCGATATCGTCATGGGGAAGGTGACAGAGGCGTTTAACAGAAACACGGAAGCGTTAGCACGCACTGAGCGTGTGTTGGAATCAACGGAAACGGTGCTGAAAAATCTGCGAAAGGAACCAAAATGAAACTATCAAGTCTCCTAATCGGTGGGCTAGCAGCATGGGTGTTCGGCGCAGACAGTTCAGGTAGACTGCCGGAAGCGGTTGGGTTGGATGTAGAGGGGCTGATTGCACAGTACCTTCCTCTAATAATGGGTGTTGTGCTGGCTTTCGTGAATGAGTCGGAGAACATCCCTGAGATCTGGAAGAAGATCGCAAACATGGTCGGTAAATCTAAGGGGGCAAACACCGAACTGGGCAAGAAGGCGTTGGACTTCTATCACAAGGCGGTTGAACTTCTCGAAATCGTGCTGAATGATCCCGACGCAGAACCAGGGGCAATCGATGATGCTAAGGATCTTGTCACGATGGCTAACCGCAAGTTGATATCCACGATGGACAATTGCAAAAAGGCCAATTTGTGAAAATCGACACAAAAACGGCAGTGATTCTTCTGTTTTTGATATTTGTTGCACTGAGAGGAGGTGATTCGCCATCTCCGGGGCCGTCTCCGGTTCCTGATGTCGATCCAGCGCCGTTCCCGAGTTCCGACTTGGCAGTGCTGGTGGTGGAAGAGACGGAGCAGAGACATCAACTCCCGTCGTCACAACTCAATGTGCTGACAAGCGGGATCTTGCGTGATTATGTGAAGGAATTGGGCGGTGAGATTCGAGTCTGGGACCAAAACGTAGATTCTCAGTATGCCGAAGAGAAATGGCGAGAGGCGTTGAGAAAGCCAAGAGATGGATTACCGTGGATTTACATTGCGAATGGCGACAAAGGGCACAGCGGACCATTGCCGGAAACAGTGGAAGAAACCAAAAAGCTGATACTTAAATACAAATGACATATATCTCGGACACATCACAAGACCTCGTTTTGACCGACCGCGATCCGGTTCAGGAATTGCGTGAGTTCTCGCGTGGTTACAAGAAGCGTGATTGGAGCCAGTCGCCATACGGTGAAGGCTACGCCGCACCGTTTGACATTCCGTTGATTCCCCGCAGTGAGTGGCGTGAGAGAATCGAAGATATGGAGAAGGCAGAGTCTCGCCTATCTGATTTGTGTGAGCGTGAAGGGCTTACGGTGCTGAATCAGGGGCGCACAAACTATTGCTGGGCAAACGGGCCGGTGCATTGCGTGGAGATTCTGCGATTATCACAGGGGCAACCAAAAGTGCGGCTTTCTCCCGCCAGCGTAGCCGCACCGATTAAAAACTATCGAAACGTAGGCGGCTGGGGTGAAGAGTCTCTTGAGTACATTGTGAAGCACGGGATTGTGCCGCAAGAATTATGGCCTCAAGACGCTATTAGCAGGCAGTATCAGACAGACAGGGCGCAAAAGGAGCGAGGGAAGTATCAGATAGATGAGTGGTGGGATTTGCAGCCACGAAACTTCGACCAACTGATGACCTGCCTGCTCCTCAGAATTCCAGTGAGTGTGGCTTTCAATTGGTGGCATCATCTTGTGATGGCGGTTGATCCAGTCGCGTTGGATGGTGGGTTCGGTATCCGAATCAATAACTCATGGGGAACGCGATGGGGCCGCAATGGTACGGCCGTGTTTCGTGAGGGGTACGGGCGAAACCGTGCTAATCCAGATGAAGCGTTAGCCCCGCGTGTGGTTACAGGTTAGGAGCAATTATGAAGGCGTTAAGCACAACTATTTTGCTGCTGGTAGGTGCTATTGCATTATCGGGCGGGCAGACCGCGAAGACCGAACCGCACATCGATGACCAGTCGGAATCTTCGCAGTCTGTCTTGCCTGAATACGAGAAACAGATTGCAGACCTGAAATCAACGGTTGAAGAACTCCAGCAAAAGATTCGCGAGTACGAGACTTCGGCGGGCGAGACGCAAGAAGAACCAGATCCCGCGATGGTTCTCTATGAGAAGGCAATGCAGTACCAGGCCAATGGTGGGCGTCGGTGGTCCTACTCAGGCAGTAACCTTGCAGAGCATATCGCACAAGAACACGGAATTGACCGTGAGGCACTAGAGCGGCAATCAGCGGAAGCGTTGGTCTGGATTCACTCAATGATGCACGACAGTCCTCAGATGGCCTCAAGTGGACATTGGGAGGTCCGCCGATTCAAGATCTGCACAAAGTACGGATGCAGATACGAGAACAGAAGGGTCTGGGTAAATGAATAAACCGACCTACGAATCTAGCGTTGTCTGCTCTGCTGTTGCGGCGAAACATCCCGGAAAAAAACAGAAGAAAATAATCGACGCGATTGACGAATACGCCCGCTCATCGAGGGGGCAGAAGGCCGCAGAAAATATAATGCTCTGTGGTGGCCCGTCCGACACAGATACATTTAAGACGGGTGCGTTGCGGCATGTTAAGCAGGAGGTGTACGGTAATGTGATTGCACTGGCTGTTTGGTTCTTAATCAAGCCTCTGGTGTTATCCATTATCGCATCGTTCATTGAATCAATGTTAATGCAGGAGAGAAAATAGATGGCTCATTCATTCTCACAGCTTCTGGATATCAAATCTCGCATTGTTCGCGATTTGGCAGGCGAGCAGCAGAAACTGACTGTTGCTAAGGGTGCGTTCTCGGGAATCGCCTCCACGCTTGCCAGTATGCAAACATCCTACGCAAGTGCAGATGGTTGGGCGTCACAGGTGGACGAATACGCGATTGCCCATCCAACGGACGAGGCGGCGTTGGCGTTGAAGGCTGAGAAGGATGCATTGGTTGCAGAATTTCAGTCCGCGAAAGCGGAAGCGAACTCACTTGACGCAGCAGTGCAAGGTGTCTAATGTCGTTTAATTCCCTGTTAGGTTTAGGCAGTAACTCTGCGCCGTCTACTCTGGTACTCCACGCTCCTTGCCTGGATGACGCAGCCAATACGGACGTACTAGACTACTCAGGGAACTCATACCACGGTACACTCAGCGCAGGCAATACAAGTGTTTCCTCTACTACTGGCCCGAACAACTGGTTGAGCAAGTCTCTCGATTTTGATTACGGTGATTATGTTGACTTTCCCAGCACTGTCCACGATGACATGGAAGCAACGAATAATTTCACAGTATATGTCCATCACGATTTGGATGCTACGTATTCAACTAGATCGTTTTTGGATTTTGATGGTGGCCTTTTAGAAGTCCGGTCTGGAACTTACAGAAGCTGGTTATTCTCTGCGTCTGGTAATCTCGTCAATGTGGGAAGTGCAGCAGCGATTGGCTGGGCGACTTTAGCGTCCACTTGGAGTGGTGCTACTCTCACCCATTACGAGGACGGTTCCTCTACTGGGTCAACGGGTACATCGAGATCCTTTAGGACAGGTTCAGGTGTAGTTCGACTTGCCCGCCGTCAAGGTGGGCAAGACCCAACAGAAGGTCGTTTTGCCGGGGTCATGATTTGGTCGGATGACCTGACCTCTTCTGAAATTACTGAGCTAGAAAATGGGCCGGAGCCAGTCGTGGTATCAGGTTTAGACAGCGTTTCGGGTACAGCTAGTGTTGGGTCCACTCTTTCTGCAAGCGGCGCAACATGGGGTCTGGATTCCCCGTATGGATCAGGAACCAACGGAACGATCACATACAGCTATCAGTGGACTCGCAGCGACGACGGAACGGGTACGAACGAAGCGGATATCTCGGGTGCGACTTCCAGCACATATACTACGGTCAGCGCAGACGTTGGGAAATATATCAGGCGTCGGACACGGGGAACTAATGACGGTGGTTCTGATACCACATCGGATCACAACAGCACGTTCACGAGTGCAATCACAGCGGCGGGCAGACCGACACTTACGCTCACTGGAGTAGGTAGATAATGGCAGACCAGATACAAGCATCAGCTTCAACCAACGACGGTGCCATTTTCTCAGTGGACACCATCAATTCGGTGAATTGGCCGTACTCCAAGATTGCGTTTGGGCCAGACAACACAGCCAACATTGTTGGTAGCACGTCGTCAAACCCCTTCCCGGTTGCACTCAGCGACACTGATAACGCTGTTCTGGACGCGATTGCGGCGTCTGTTGCTGGGACGCTCACAGTGGGGTTGCCGTCCGGCGCTGCCACATCGGCACTACAAACCACAGGGAACACGGCATTATCGGCGATTCAGGCGGCGGTCGAGGGAACATTGACGGTAGGTGGGACCGTTACCGCGAATCTCTCAGCGACAGACAATGCGGTGTTAGATGCGATTGCAGCAAGCGTAGCGGGAACTCTCACGGTCGATGGTTCTGGCGTAACTCAGCCGGTGTCGGCTTTAAGTCTCCCGTTGCCGTCTGGGGCTGCGACAGCAGCGAACCAAAGCACAGCAAATACGGCACTTTCCGCGATACAGACAGCCGTTGAGGGTACGCTGACTGTTGACTTAGGGGCAAACAACGATGTGACTCTCGCCACTCTGCCTGACACTGCGGCGGGAGATTTAGCGGCGATCAACTCAGCCGTTAGCGGCACGCTGACTGTGCTACAAGCGGGAACAGTGTCTTCTAACAATTCGACATCCACCCCATTGTCAGGCGGCGCAACCTTCACAGGAACAGCCGACGACCTGACAAATTATGGTTCTATCGTCCTGTTCATTGACTCGGATGTGGACTCAGCGGCGAATGGTATTTCCTTTGAATACTCAACTGATGGGACGAACTGGGACAAGCAGGAAACACACACGTTTAGTGCGGCGTCTGCACCGTTTACCCACACGATGATTCCCGAGGCAAAATATTTCAGGGTTGTCTACACGAACGGTGCTGGCGCGCAAACCCACTTCCGAATGCAAGTTCTGTTTCACACAACGTCTCTTGGTCCGAAGTCTGAGAGAATCGACGCGACGATTGACGACTCAGACATTGCCGTGTTGGGCCGGTCGATCCTGGTGGCTAACAACGGAAGTGGTTATGTCAATATTGGGGCAACGACAGGCGGCAACCTGAAGACATCTATTCAGGAGATCTCAGACGGACTGGATGTTGGTGCGGGCAACGCGGGTGCAGAGACTCAGCGGGTCAGTATCTCGACTGATGATGTAAACCTTTCCGCGATCAAGACAGCCGTAGAGACAATCGACAATGCGATCAGCGGTTCAGAAATGCAGGTCGATGTGATTACTTCTGCACTTCCAACCGGGGCAGCAACCGCAGCAAATCAGTCAACAGCCAATACAGCACTCTCTGCTATTCAGACTGCGGTTGAAGGAACGCTCACAGTTGACCTCGGAGCGAATAACGATGTGACGCTCGCGACCTTGCCGGATACTGCGGCGGGTGATCTGGCGGCGATTAACGCAGCGGTCAGCGGTACTCTTACGGTTGGTTCGCACGCAGTAACCAATGCAGGTACTTTTGCCGTTCAAGAGGACGGTGCAGCACTCACTGCATTGCAGTTGATCGACAATATCGTTCTCGCAGAAGATGCGGCACACCAGACCGGAGATGCGGGGGTGATGGCTTTGGCGGTGCGTCAGGATACGCAGTCTGACTTTGGTGTAGATGGTGACTATGTTCCGTTGTCAATTAACGCTGATGGTGAATTGCGAGTAACGACGGGTGCGGCTGGTGGTGGGACACAATATTCGGAAGACGCAGCACACACCACGGGCGACACGGGAACAATGTCTTTGGCTGTCAGGAACGACACGCTGGCTTCGCTCTGTGACACAGATGGAGACTATACGCCGTTGCAAGTCAACGCTTCTGGCGCATTGTTCATTCAGGAGGGTTCGGCTCTCGACGTGTCAGCCGCGACAGTGACAGTTAATGCTACGTCTCTGGATATCAGAGCACTCACAAATTCAGACGTTGTGACAGCCGAATTGTCTGCGGTAGACAATGCAGTGCTAGACTCAATTGATACCGCGACAACTGGCATTCTCGCAGACACTGCCGCGATGGACACCAATCTTGCCACAGTTGCAGGAGCGGTGAGCGGGACTGAAATGCAAGTTGATGTTGTGTCTTCCGCGTTACCGAGTGGGGCCGCGACTGCCGCGAATCAAAGCACTGCAAACTCCGCATTGTCTGCAATCCAGACAGCCGTTGAGTTGCTGGATAACACTGTCAGCGGTTCTGAGTTGCAAGTTGACATTGTGTCTTCCGCATTGCCGAGTGGAGCCGCGACTGCTGCAAATCAGTCAACAGCTAATACAGCACTCTCCGCAATCCAAACAGCCGTCGAGCTATTAGACAACGCGGTCAGTGGCTCAGAATTACAAGTGGACGTTGTGGGTGCATTGCCAACCGGGTCGAACACCATCGGCGATGTGACTGTCTCGCAGATCACTGCACAAGCATCGGGTGGTTGTTCTTATTTTTACGACAACGACCTCGATGAAACAGCAGTAGCAGTCAAAGCAGGTGCAGGGACGTTCTATGGCGGGTATGTAATGAATACCACAGCGAGCCCATTGTATTTGCAATTGTTCAACACGGCACAGGGGAGCGTGACAGTCGGCACAACAACACCAGTTATGCAGTTCTTCGTACCAACAGCGGGAGACACGAACGGTAGCGGTTTTGCGTTACCTGTTCCCCCATGCGGCGTTGAATTTACAACAGCAATCACGGCGGCGTGTTCGACAAACAGCGAGGGTAACAGTGCCCCTGGTGCGAATGCCTGCCAAGTCAACTTTTTCTATGAGTGAGGGGATTATGGACACACAAGCATTACAAATCATCGGCAAGCTGTATGTAACAATCGAGCAACAGACGGCAGAGATTGTCCGGCTCAAGGCCGAGAACGACGAATTGAAGAAACCAAAACCAACGGGTTCTGACAAGTGATTACGACGCACCTGATTCATTTTTTCTGGGACGGTGAAGCGGGTGGAGCCGTTGTTATTGGTTCTCCGCATGTGGGGGCGTTGTCCCATTACCATGCAGGGCTGCAACAGGGTGATACGTGTTTGTTGGGTGGTGCATCTGGTTCGGTTTACACAATCGGAGCGAAGAAGGGTGCGATATTTCACGCAGGGCCGCAGAAGTCAAGCGTTTATCAACCAGGCTCACAAGCAGGAGATATTGGATGATTTTGCATTACGTTGAGTTTCAGGAAGACAGCACCAATGTCATGCTCGGGCGATTGACTTCGGACAATGGAAGTGGCTCGGCAACTGGCGTGAAGGGTGAGGGTAGCTGGTTAGAGCAGGCCGACTTCTCTTCAATTACTTGCAAGGTGTTTGACAGGTCGAGCCAGGCAGAGGCCACGGCAATCGCAACACCATCAGTGACAATCGCAACGTCTGTCATAGACACTCCTGTCACAGATAACGCTTTGTGGACCAAAGACACGACTGGATACAACTTCAAGCACTCACTCGCCAACACAATATTCACCACAGGCGGCAACACTTACCGCGTTGAATATAAGGGAACGCTGACAAACGGCGATGTCTTTCATTGGGGATACGAAGGACCGTGCAAGGGGATTATTACGACATGAAGACCATCAAGATTCAATCAGGCATTTATTGGCTCGCCAGTTACCCGCGTTCGGGAAATACATGGGTCAGGATGTTCTTGCGTGCTTTTATGCACGGGAGTTGCGATATCAACAAACCAGACACAATTGTTGAAGGTATTCATGCGGTTGCACCGTGGGAGATCGCAGCAAGAAAACCAGCAGAAGAAATCGGCTTTGATGAACGCCCTGCATTACTCAAAAAGGCTTACGTCGAACATCTGCGACTCGCTAAGGGTCAAGATGTGCGTCTGAAGATACACGATTCTAATTGTAGTGTAGAGGACTGCAACACTGTCCCCGACGATCTCACAAAGGGTGGTGCATACCTGGTGAGAGATCCACGAGACGTTGCCGTATCCTATGCAAAATACAAAGACTGCTCGATTGATGAGGCAATTCAGGCAATGGGTCGCTGGATGATTACCGGCAGAAAAGACTGCTACGCATGGGAAGCGCAAGGGTCATGGAGTTGGCACGTCAAATCATGGACAGGCTCAGACGCACCACCGAGAGTCGCTGCTTTCAAATATGAGGACATGCAAGCACACAGCGAGGAGTGCTTTTATTACATCGCTTTGGCAATGGGGATGCCGTATCTGGAAGAGTGCGAGTGTGAACAAGAGATAATCGAACTCTACGAAAAAACAGGCGATTTGACTGTACTGAGAGGTCGTCCCAGAGTGTCGGCTGCACTAGAGCAGGTCGAGTTTGCAAAACTGAAGAAACAGGAAGAGAGAGAGGGTTTTCAGGAGAGCGAACACAAATCAGACTCTTTTTTCCGAAGTGGAACGGTGGGCGGCTGGAAAGACGTTCTCACGGACGAGCAGGTCGCAAAGATCGAAGAAGACCACGGCGAAGTGATGAAAATACTCGGTTATGAATTAAGGGGAGAAGATGCAGCTACCAAGCAAGCAGTCGGTACAGAATCGGCTTGAAGAACTGAAAGAGGAACAACGCCACCTTCGGGGGCTTTTGAAGACAATCGTGTTTTATGAGAAGTTTCCAACCAAAGCGAGCGAAAGCCAAACGACAGTTTCAACCCCCACAAAGGGAAGCAGCACACAAAAGGGGTTATGACGGCGAATGGCATCAGCTTAGAAATCGGTATATCGAGTTGCATCCTGTTTGCCAGTATTGCCAAGCGGCAAAGGCACAAGAGGTTGATCACGTCATACCGTTTGATGGGTTGAGCGATCCAAAGCGACTTGAGTGGAAGAATCTAAAATCGGCGTGTCGGAGTTGCCACGCAAGGAAGACATGGAGAGACAAACAAATCCTTTGCAGGGGCGAAGGACAGATGAAAGAGAATGGCGAATGAAATAACGATTGCTGCAAACTTCACTGTTACCAACGGTGAGCTGACCATCAACAGAGTCGGGCCAACCAGCGTACAGGTTGACCAGACTACAGCAGGCTACAAGGTACTAACGCAGAACATCGGCACATCAGCAGAGACTGTGGATACAACGGACCTCACCTCAGAGGGCTATTGTTACATGAAGAATCTGGACAGCACCAACTTCATTAAGTATGGACCTGACAGTACGGGACAAGTGGACTTCGGGAAGCTCAAGCCCGGTGAGTCAGCACTGATGAGACTGTTCCCCGGATTGGTACTCAAGGCAACGGCAGACACGGCAGCGTGTGACCTGCTGGTTGTGGTACTGGAAGACTAATGCTTACGCCTGACCAAGAGCAACTACTGCGACTGTATCGCAAGTGTGCAACCATGAAGGAAGCCTGCCGAATAGCAGGGCATGATAAAGCAATCCATTACGAATGGTTGAACACAAGCGAAGAGTATCGGCAGGTGTTTAGGTCGGTTAATCAGGAGAAGATGGACGACCACATGAGCGGGGGGTAGGCGTAAAGTTCAGGGCTTTTGCTCTGGAAC